AATTCGCGGCGCTATGGGGACAAACGGCAACTGACAGGACCGAACGGTGGAGCAATCGAAGTGTTGGACCAGGTGGCACTCGCCGGCCTGAACGACGATGAAATCGAACATCTCATCTCTATCCAGACTAAACTTGCCAACGCTGGGGGCTCTACAGGCGGAAAAGGAACGCCGTGACACGGCGCGCCGGATGGAGGAAATCCGGCGGAACGCGGCAGTGGTCCGTGGCCGGTGCCAATCACTCCATGGATTTGTGCGTGAGGCATGGCCGGTTCTTGAGCCCAGTACGGCGTTTGTGGATGGCTGGCACATTGCCGTTCTGTGCCGTCATCTCGAAGCGATCAGCAATGGCGAGTTTCTCGCTCTCGGCTATGACAACCGTCTGCTGATCAATGTGCCGCCGGGCACGATGAAATCCCTGATCGTGGGGGTGTTCTGGCCGGCATGGGAGTGGGGTCCGCGCGACCTTCCTTCACTTCGATACCTGACCACCTCCTATTCCGAGACCTATGCCAAACGCGATGCGCGCCGGATGCGCGACCTTGTGGCCTCGGAGTGGTACCAGAGCCTCTGGGCTGTCACGTTACTCCGTCAGGGCGAGACCTCATTCGAGAATGCAAAGCGGGGCGGGCGGGAAGCCAAAGCCTTCACATCGTTGACCGCGGGGCGCGGCGACCGTGTAATCATTGACGATCCGCATTCGACCGAAACCGCGGAATCCCCGACAGAGCGCGCCACGGCGGTGCGCATCTTTCGGGAATCGGTCACCAGCCGTCTCAACGATCCGGTGCGCTCGGCCATCGTGGTCATCATGCAGCGTCTGCATGATCAGGACATATCGGGCCAAATCCTCGCGCTGAAACTGGGCTACATCCATGTGATGCTGCCCATGGAGTTCGAGAAGGAGCGCCGCTGTTATTCGCCATTGCCGCCACGGGAGCCGGACGGCCCGAAGCCGGTTAAAGCCCGCTACGATGGCGAGAAGCAAATCTGGTACGTCGAAGGGGTTGAAATCCCCGCTGAACGGAAGGCGGCGATAGAGGGAGCACCGGTCGAAACCGTCTATCCGCAAGACCCGCGTAAACACGATGGCGATCTTCTGGCGCCAAACCGTTTCACCAAGGCGGTTGTCGATCGCGACAAGGTCACGATGGGCAGCTATGCGGTGGCTGGGCAGAACCAGCAACGCCCGGCCCCGCGCGAAGGCGGTCTTTTCCAGCGGTCATGGTTCAAGATCATCGATGTGATGCCATCCGATGTGATGGCGCGCATCCGGCGCTGGGACCTTGCGGCGACCGTGGTAACGCCAGGCACGAGCCCGGACTGGACCGTGGGTCTGCGCATGGCGTCCACCAGCGATCAGCGTTTCATCATCGAGGATGTGAAGCGGTTTCGTGAAAGCGCCAAGGTGGTGCGCGAAACAATCAAATCGACGGCGGAAACCGATGGTGCGGAATGCCGGATCGGTATCCCGCAAGATCCGGGTCAGGCTGGTAAGGACCAGGCCCAGATCATCATCAATTCGCTCGTTGGCTTTGCCGTGAAGGCGCGGCCCGAAACCGGTTCGAAGGAGACACGCGCGGAATCGCTTTCGGCCCAGGCCGAGGCTGGCAACGTCTATCTGCTGCGCGCGCCGTGGAACGAGACCTTCATTGACGAACTTTGCAGCTTTCCGGGCGGCGCCTTTGACGATCAGGTCGATGCCGCATCCGGGGCTTTCAACGCGCTGGCCATAAAACCGAAGCGCGAGGTCAAGGTGTGGTGAATGCCCAACTGGTTCTCCCGTCTGTTCGAGCGCAAAGAGAGCCAGTTCGGTCCCATGACCGTGCGGATGCTGCTGGGGCAGGGCGTGTGGCCCAGCCGGAACGCTGAGCATCTGGCGCGCGAAGGCTATCAGCGCAACGTCATCTCCTACCGCTGCATCCGCATGGTGGCGGAAGGCGCAGCGTCGATTCCATGGACGCTCTACACGGGCGAAAAGGAGATCGAAAAGCATCCGCTTCTGGACTTGCTGCGCCGGCCCAATCCGATGATGGACGGCACGGAATTTCTGGAGGCCTGGTATTCGTTCATCCAGATCAGCGGGAACGGGTTTTTGGAAGCGGTGCGCGGGCCGCTACTGCCAGGTCCGACAGAGCTTTATGTTCTGCGTCCTGAGCGGGTGAAGGTGGTGCCGGGCCCGACAGGATGGCCAGGGGCATACGACTATACCGTCAACGGACAGACCAAGCGCGTACTTGTCGATTTTGACCGCAACGATGTGCCAATCCTCCACACCCGCACATTCCATCCACTCGATGACTGGTATGGGATGAGCCCGCTCGATCCGGCAGCATGGTCGATCGATGCCCACTCCGCGACGAGCGCCTACAACAAGGCGCTACTGGAGAACATGGCGATCCCGTCCGGCGCCCTGATCGTGCAACCCGATGGGCAAGGCGTCGCCAATCTCACGGAAGAACAGGCAACGCGCCTCAAGAACGAGTTCGAATCCCGGTTTCAGGGCAAGCGCAATGCAGGGCGTCCGATGGTGTTGGAAGGCGGACTGGACTGGAAAGCCTTCTCCGCGTCACCGAAGGACATGCTGCTGACCGATATGAAGCGCGATGCGGCGCGCGAGATCGCAATGAATTTCGGGGTGCCGCCGATGCTGCTGGGCATCCCCGGAGACAACACCTTCGCCAACTATCAGGAGGCCAACAAAACCCTGTGGCGGCAAACCATCATTCCGATGGCGTTGCGCAGCGCCCGCGCCTTGACCACATGGCTTTCTCCCATGTTCGGCGACAATCTCGAACTGAAGCCCAACATCGATGAGCTGGATGCCCTCGCCGACGAACGGGTGGCGCAATGGGAGCGGATCGGCGCCACGAACTTCCTGACCGTCAACGAAAAGCGTGTGGCGGTGGGGTACGAGCCGATTGAGGGCGGTGATGTGGTGTTGGTCCCGGCCGCACAGATCCCGCTGGCCGACGCAGGGGCATCTCTCTCGGGCAGCAACGCATCCGGTGACGGCAACGGTAACAATCCCGACGACACAAAGCCGAACCCTAACGCCAAGGACAAAGGCAAGCCCGGTGCCGCAAAGGAGTGAGGCCGAGGAACGGCAGCGCCAGCGTCTCGCCAAGTCTCGGGTCCTTCTGCAGGCGGCATTGGAGCGCTCCATCGCCATTGAATTGCAGCGGCAGATCGATGAAGCGGCCAAACGTGGCGCCGAACTGGCGAGGCAGAAGCGGTCCCGCGAGGAAATCACCGCTGGTGTGATCGCGGCGTTTCTGACCGTCCCTTTTATGGTCCGGCTCAGGGTGAGAGTGCTTTCGGTGGTGGATGCCTTTGTGGCCCACACCGGCGAGGAACTGGGCGGGCTGACAGCCGAGGCGAGGGCAGAGGCGACTCGACAGGCGCAGGCCTGGGCCTCCCAATATGCGGCGCAGGCGGCAGACGATGTGGCGCAATCGACGGCAAGGATCGTGATCCGCGTCGTGTTGCGCAGCGAAGCGCAGGGCGTGGCCGAAGATCAGATCGCAGAGGAAATCCTGATTGCGGTGTCTGGCGACAAGGGCGCGGCACGGGCGAAGCGCATAGCCGGTGACATGGCCCATGCCGTGGCGGGCAACACTTCGAACAACACGGCCAGCGTTTCGAATATGCACATCCTGCGGGAATGGGTGTCGATGGAGGACGAGAAGGTCCGTCCCACCCATGTCGTAGCCGATGGCCAGCAAGTGGACCTCGATCAGCCTTTCCGCGTCGGCGGATATTTCCTGCGCTTCCCCGGCGATCCGCTGGGGCCGATGCAAGAAGTCGCTGGCTGCCGGTGCGTGGCTCTTATGAAGCGCGGCCAGAAACCGCGCGTCGAAGACGTGCCCAACTGGATGATAGGTCGAAAACTGTGATCCCTCGCCGTATCGCCGGTGCCAACAGCCGTTTCGGCGCGCCCGATCAGTGGAACGCGGAACGTGACGGCGTCTGCGCCACCATTTCCGCCCGCGTGGATGGACGCACGGTCTCCACCGCGTGGGAGCCGACACCCGAAGAACTCCGCATTCTGAACGAGGGCGGCTCAATCGTCCTCACCGTTTGGGGCGGCCAGCCGCCAATTCGTCTCTCCGCCGAACCACAGCCTGCCGAGGAGCAAATCTGATGCGCCTGTTCGTGCCTCTGGAAACCAAGGATGCGGGCATCGAAGAAGAACGCCTGCT